CCCTATTGGTTATTTTATACGATACTAGCATTTGGTGCTTTAGGTCTTATACTGAATAGATTTGTACCGATTCAGTATAAGACTTTAACTTTTCCGATAGCACTGTTTTTATTTGTTTTCGGTCTTTTTATGCTCGGTGCAATACAGGAGAATAAATCTTGGGTGCAAAAAGTCAAACAAATGGAGTTGAAGTTAGCCGAAGCTGAAACTAAGTCGCAAAAAGAGAATGTAGTTATAGTTGAAAAGATTCTCTACAAAGATAAAATTATACGTGAAAAAGGTGAAAACATAATCAAATATATTGATAAAGAAGTTGTTAAATACGATGAGAGATGTGTTATACCAAAAGAAGTTATAAATGTGTTAAATAGTGCGACAGAGATTACAAAATGAAATATATGTTATTGCCAATTATTCTTATACTGTCAGCTTGTAGTACGACAGTGCCAGTGAAAAGAACATTTCCAGAAGCTCCTGCTGTGCTATTGGAAAAATGTGCTGAGTTAAGAAAGGTAAAAGAAAACGCACAGCTAAGTGATGTGGTCAAAACAGTTGCTGAGAATTATTCTCTTTATCATGAATGTTCTTCTAAACATGAATCTTTCGTTGAGTGGTACAAAATACAAAAACAAACTTTCGAAGGTGCAAGTAAATGAGCATTTTAACTAAAGAGAAATTAAACAAATTAATACCAAAAAATCCATACTTAGATCATTGGTTTAACGCACTCGATCAGTTGTTGCCAGATTATCAAATTGATACACCGAGAAGAGTAGCTGCATTCGTTGCACAATGCTCACATGAATCTGGTGAATTCAGAATTATACGTGAGAACTTAAACTATAGATGGCAATCATTGCGTAAGTTGTTCCCTAGGTACTTTCCAACTGATGAGTTGGCACAACAGTATGCATCTAGACCAAACAAGCAGGAAGCGATTGCTAATCGAATCTATGCGAACAGAATGGGTAACGGTCCAGAAGATTCTGGTGACGGTTATCTATATAGAGGTCGTGGCTTAATTCAACTTACCGGTAAAGAAAATTATTCTTGGTTTGCAGCATCTCTGGGCATTTCTGTCCAAGAAGCTACTGAATATCTTGAGACTTTTGAAGGTGCGGCACAATCTGCATGTTGGTTCTGGGAGACAAACAATCTGAATCAATGGGCAGATAGAGACGACATACTCACACTTACAAAAAGAATCAACGGCGGTACAATAGGTTTGGAAGATAGAATCAAACACTATGAACACGCTAAAGAAGTTCTCGGCGCATAAGGACAAAAAATGAAAACAGATACAGAAGAAAAAGAAGATTGGGTGCAGAAAAAATGGCGCCCAATGATGGCTGTGATGTATATGATGGTTTGCGTATTTGATTTTATCTTGTTTCCGATCATGTTCACCGGTGTTCAATTCTGGGAAGTCGAAGCTGCGAACGATGCGTTCAGACAATGGAACCCGATCACCCTGGGCGGTGGTGGCTTGTTCCACGTAGCAATGGGTACTGTACTCGGCGTAAGCGCATGGAGTAGAGGACAAGAGAAGATAGCTGGTGTAGCGGCAAATAACAATGCTGCACCAACTCCTGCATTGACACAAGCATTGCCAAGTGCTACAGTGCCGGTACCAGTTGCCGCTGCGCCAATGCAACCACAAGAAAGACCTATGCCCGTAGCCGCAGCCGCAGTAGAAGCTACTGTTGTAAGTGGTTATAAGGGTAAGGCTGGACCTGCACAAGAACCACAACCACTAATTTAAGGGGACATTCATGAACAAACTAGTAGCATCGTTATTTGTTTCTTTGTATGCTCTTTCTTTCACAGCACATGCTGCAGAGGAAAAGAAGCAACCGGAAACTAAAAAAGTTTGTATTATGCAAAAAGACTCAAAGAGTGGCAAAGAAAAAGAAGTATGCAAGAACGTGAAGGTTCATAAGAAACTGGAAGGTACGAAAGTTCCTGAGAAAAAATGAACTTAGATGATAATGCCAATATAAAAGTTGACATTAGTGTTCTGAAGGTTCAAATTGAAAGTATTACTAAACTTTGCGATAAGATGGATAAAGTTATCGAGAAGCTTGCAGAAAATCAAGAAAAGATGGTCAATCAGATATACGATGATATGAGGGAAAGAGAAGATGAAAAAGACCGTGATGTGAAAGAATTACATTCTAGAATCACCACTATAAGTCGAGAACTTTCAGACAAGGTTGAATTGACTGAACGCCGAATTATGGACGAGATAAAGTGTCTAAGGCACGATATCATTGAACACAACAAGAAAGAAGACAGTGAACTAAAAAAGATTCTTGAATGGAAGTGGATGGCTGCCGGCGGTATACTTGTGCTGGCATGGTTGATTTCTAACATTCCTTTTGATAGAATACTGAACATCTTTAAGTAAAATTATCCTACTTTGTCATGAGTGTATTTGTTGATCGTAAGTTCCTCAAACTGTTGTCGCCGAAACTGAAGAAGTTTGTACAGAAGAAAGACGATCTGTATAATTTTCGCTGCCCGTTTTGCGGTGATTCTCAGAAAAATGAGAACAAAGCTAGAGGCTATGTCTTTCGAAAGAGTGACAATTACTTCTATAAGTGTCAGAATTGTGGTGTCTCACACAACATGTATAACTTCATCAATCTCGTTGATGAAAGTCTGACAAAAGAATACATGCTTGAAAGTCTCAAAGTTCGAGTAGTAGAACTCACTACTAGAAAAGAAGATTTTGCTCTGCCTGTGTTTGCTAAAAAGGTAGAGATCAACTTACCTAAAATTTCTGAGCTAGATGAAAAGCATTATGCAGTGCAATACTGCATGGGTAGAAAAATACCTGAAGATAAATATAGTTCCCTTTACTATGCTGAAGACTTCAAAAAGTTTGTCGATGAAGTCAAACCTGATAATGGTAAAGATTTGAAAGAAGATGATCCTCGCTTGATTATACCGTTTTTTGGTAAAGATAGCACGCTGCAGGCGTTCCAGGGTAGGGCACTCAGAGATTCCAAGATAAGATATATAACGATCAAGTTGGACGACAGCTTCGAGAAGATTTTTGGTCTCAACACTGTTAACCAAAATGAGAAGATATATGTTGTTGAAGGACCTATCGATTCACTGTTCATAGAAAACGCTGTAGCCACAGCAGACTCAAATTTGTCATTTGCTTCTAAAGTTTTCTCTAAAAGCAATTTGGTATTAGTTTTTGACAATGAACCTAGAAATAAAGAAATCTGTAAGTTGATGGATGATGCTATTGAAAATCACTATCAAATTTGCATATGGCCTGAGATGATCAAAGAAAAAGACATCAATGATATGATTGTATCTGGTTTTTCTCCAGATGAAATCAAAGATATCATTGATATGAACACATACGTAAACCTACGTGCAAAATTGGAATTTTTAAACTGGAGAAAAATATAATGGATGTTCAACTAATCAATTATTCGCAAACCCCGCTCAGGAAGAATTTGCTTGAGCAGATTGCTTATATTGCTCGGGTTTCCAACCCATCTAATGAGAACAATGACGAATCTGCTGAAAAGTTGGTTCGTTATCTGATCAAGCACAATCATTGGTCACCGCTTGAGATGGTGAGCATTTGTCTTCGTATTGAAACTACACGTGACATTGCTAGGCAGATTCTTCGCCATCGTTCGTTCTCTTTTCAAGAGTTTTCACAGCGGTATGCTGATCCGACGAAAGACTTGAAATTCGTTACACGAGATGCTCGGCTACAAGACAAGAAGAACCGTCAAAACAGTATCGACACTGATGATCGAGAGTTGATGAAGGTTTGGGATGAAATGCAATTGAAGGTCATCCGAGAATCGCGCAATGCGTACACTTGGGCTGTCACAAACGGCATTGCTAAAGAACAGGCACGTGCAGTCTTGCCAGAAGGCAACATTATGTCTAGAATGTACATGAACGGTACGCTACGTTCCTGGGTACACTATATACAGCTTCGCACCGGCAATGGTACACAAAAAGAACACATGGAAGTCGCACGTAAATGTGCAGACACAATCGAACCAATTTTTCCTATGATTAGGGAGTACGTAAATGTCAATGCATGAAGATGTTAAAAAGTTTCTTGACGCTTGTGATCAATATCCAAGTGAAAAGAACGTTCAGTTGTATGAAGATTTGATATCGGAAGAATACTCGGAATTTATTGAAGCTTATGAAAAGAATGATGATGTCGAACAACTCGATGCATGTATGGACATGATCTGGGTTATTCTTGGCTATTGTCACATGAAGGGCTTTGATATTGAAGGTGCATGGAACGAAGTAGCACGTTCAAATCTTTCTAAGATTCAATCAAACGGTAAAGTGTTAAAGAATGAAAACGGCAAGGTTCAAAAACCAGCTAACTGGTCGCCGCCGAATCTACATCCATTTGTAAAATAATAAGGAAATAAAATGGAATATCTAGGAATCAATATCGACTTGAGTAGAGATAATCTATTCGATGAGTTGGGTATTAAACGACTCAAAGAATCATATATGAGAGATGATGAAAATTCTCCTCAAGAAAGGCTGGCATATGTTTCGAAAGCTTTCGGATCTAATCTTGAACACGCTAATCGCCTTTATGATTACGCTTCTAAGCATTGGCTTAGTTATTCTACTCCCATTCTTTCTTTCGGTCGTTCTAAGCGTGGCCTTCCTATCTCTTGCTATCTTAACTTTATTGAAGATACTGCTGAAGGCCTAGTCAATAATCTCTCCGAGACAAATTGGCTGAGTATGTTGGGAGGTGGCGTCGGTATTGGTTTCGGTATTCGAAGTGTTGATGAAAAGTCTACTGGCGTTATGCCGCACTTGAAGATGTATGATGCATCTTCTCTTGCATACAGGCAGGGTCGAACACGCCGCGGCAGTTATGCTGCGTATCTAGATATTTCTCATCCTGACATTGTTGAGTTCTTGGAGATTCGTAAGCCGACTGGCGATCCTAACGTTCGTTGTTTGAACCTGCATCATGGCGTTAACATTCCAGATTCTTTCATGCAGATCATTGGAAAGTGCATGTTGGATCCGAAAGCGGATGATTCGTGGCAATTGATTGATCCTGCTTCAAAGGATGTTAGAGAAACAGTTTCCGCAAAAGAACTTTGGCAGAAGATAATTGAACTTCGAATGTTGACGGGTGAACCCTATATACATTTCATTGATACAAGCAATGAAAAGATGCCGCAGTTCTTGAAAGACAAAGGTCTGCGTATCAATCAGTCTAATCTTTGTTCTGAGATTATTCTACCTACTAATGAAGAAAGAACTGCAGTTTGCTGCTTGTCTTCATTAAATTTGGAGTATTATGATGATTGGAAAAATCACCCACTTTTTCTTCGGGACGTTGCAGAGATGCTCGATAACGTTCTTCAATATTTCATTGATCATGCTCCTGACAGCATATCTAGAGCGAGATATTCTGCTAGCAGGGAACGGTCTATCGGTATTGGTGCTCTCGGTTTTCATGCTCTTCTACAAAAGAAAAACATCGCGTGGGAATCAGTAGTCGCTAAGTCTATCAATATACAGATTTTCAAGAATATAAGGTCTAAACTTGATAAAGCAAATAAAGAACTTGGATTGGAAAGAGGTGAGGCACCGGACGCTGCTGGTACTGATAATCGTTTCAGCCATCTTATGGCAATTGCTCCCAATGCTAGTTCTTCCATTATTATGGGCAATACCTCTCCTAGTATTGAACCTTATCGGGCTAATGCGTATCGTCAAGATACTTTGTCGGGTTCTTTTCTGAACAAGAATCGTTATCTTGATATTCTGATCAAAAAAGAAGCTGTATCACATAAAGACGGCTGGTACGAAGAAACCTGGTCCAGCATCATCGCAAACGATGGTTCTGTTCAACATTTAGAATGGATGGATGAACATTCAAAAGAAGTCTTCAAGACATCTATGGAGATCGATCAACGTTGGGTTATTGAACATGCTGCTGACAGGCAAGAATACATTGATCAAGCACAATCCCTGAATGTGTTCTTTAGACCTGATGTAAACGTTAAGTATTTACATGCTGTACATTACATGGCATGGAAGAAGGGTCTCAAAACCATGTACTACTGCCGTTCCGAGAAGTTGGCGAAGGCTGATAAGGTTTCAAAGAAAATTGAAAGAAAAGTAATCGAAGAAATCGATATGACACAAATAGTGCAGGGCAATGATTGTATTGCTTGCGAAGGATAAGGAGTAAAAAATGCAACTATTAAAGTTTTATGCTGACTGGTGTCAGCCGTGTAAGAATCTTTCTGAAGTTATGGCTAATATCGAACTTCCCTGGAAGGTTGTTGAAATAGACACCGAAAAAAATATGGAAGATACAATCTATTTCGGTGTTCGAACTTTACCGACTTTATTGCTAATTGATGAAAACAATAATATTGTCAAGAGAGTAACAGGCTCTATGACTGAAAAGCATTTCAAACAAGTTTTCAATTTGGAGTAAAAATGGTCAAACACAAGAACGATCTGACGGATAAGAGGGATTATTTCAAGCCATTCAATTATCCTTGGGCTTATGAAGCATGGCTCAAGCATGAACAAAGCCATTGGCTTCATACTGAAGTTCCGATGGCTGAGGATGTTAAAGACTGGAAGAATAAGCTTTCGAGTGAAGAAAAACAATTCTTGACGCACATCTTCAGATTCTTCACACAAGGCGACATCGATGTTGCCGGAGGCTATGTTCGTAATTACTTGCCGTTCTTTCCACAGCCAGAAGTACGCATGATGTTGTCGGGCTTTGCTGCGCGTGAAGCTTTGCATATTGCAGCATACTCACATCTGATTGAAACTCTCGGCATGCCTGAAGAAACTTATAATGAGTTTCTTCAGTATCAAGAAATGAAAGACAAGCACGATTACATTCTGAAACGTTCAAGTCTGAGTGGTGATAAGAAATCTATTGCAGAAAACGTCGCACTCTTTTCTGCATTCACCGAAGGTATGCAACTGTTCTCTTCATTTATCATGTTGCTGAATTTCCCACGAAACGGTCACATGAAGGGCATGGGTCAAATCGTGACTTGGTCAATCGTTGATGAAACGATGCACGCCGAATCGATGATAAAATTGTTCAGGACATATATAGAGGAAAATAAAGAAATTTGGAACGATGATTTGAAATCGAGTATCTATACTATTGCTGAAAAGATGGTTGAACTTGAGGACAAATTTATCGATCTAGCTTTCAATATGGGTGCAATGAAGAACCTAGAGTCGAGTGACGTCAAGAAGTACATTCGATACATTACAGACAGGCGTTTAATCTCTCTCGGTTTGAAGGGCATTATGAAGGTGAAGAAGAACCCTCTTCCTTGGGTTGAGGAGATGATCAACGCACCGACACACACAAATTTCTTCGAGAATAGAGCAACTGATTATGCAAAGGGTGCATTGAAGGGAGATTGGGGAGATGTCTGGGCTCAATAAGGACAAAACTAATGTCAATAAAAAACGTATCAGTGGAATGCGAAAATTGTGAATCCACTTTTGATGTAAGCTACTTAGAAGAACTGGTCTCAGATGAGCTACCAGCATTCTGCCCATTCTGCGGTGAACAAACCGATAACGTCAGTGAGGACTATATAGATGATGATGAACTCACTGACGAGAATGATGAATGGACGCCTTAGAATGGATTTATAAAGAAGACATATTTCAAGAAAAAGATATCGGAGAAAATTACGGTTTTGTCTATTTGATAACAAACTTAGAGAACGACAAAAAATACATTGGTAAAAAGTTTTTCTATTCATCAAAGACAAAAACCGTAAAAGGTAAGAAGAAACGGTACAAGATTTTTTCGGATTGGCAAACTTACTACGGATCTAACACAGAACTTCAGAATGATGTTAAAATGCTAGGGCAAGATAGGTTTAAGCGAGAAATCCTTCATCTTTGCAAAACGAAGAGTGAATGTAGTTACCTGGAGGCAAAAGAGCAGTTCAATCAAAATGTTCTTGAGTCTACAGATTACTACAACTCATGGATCATGGTAAGAGTTAGGAAATCAAATCTGAAAACATTATGAGTCGAGTTATCAATTTTATTGAAGAGAATGCCGATAGTGACAGTTTCACCTTCTACTTTAACGAGAAAGAAGGTGAGATTGATAAAGTGGTGTCTTGCTCTCAGTATAAAGACAAGGGACAGAAAATCGGCGGCACCGATTTAGGTGATCTCTATGAGATCATCATTATCTCCTCCAAGAAAAGAGAAGTAGAGAGGTTTCAAGCAATCCTTATTTCTCCAGCCGTTTATATCAATCGTATGCTGAACGATGGTTTCTGGGGCACCGTTGGTCGTGCAACAACTAGTTCAAAAAAGATTTTTGATAAACTCGAAAGCGATATCATGGAAAATATCAAGACTATGAAAGGTGATGAAAATGTATGATAAGTATGAATTAAAGGAAGTCATTCAAAACAACGTCGTCACGGTTACCTTCGAAAAGGTTGACGGCACAGAACGAACGATGAAGTGTACTCTTATTCCTGAGTACCTCCCGAACAACGTTGATAGCAGCAAGCAACTTCTGACAGAAAGCGTTCGTAAAGAAAATCCAGGCAATCTATCTGTCTGGGATGTTGAGAACAACTCTTGGCGTTCGTTCCGTTACGATTCCGTCAAAGCTGTTCAACTTGATCTGAATATGTAAAATGAAATACACCTCCGTCAAAGAATACGAAAAGTCATTGTCTGGTGGAGAACCATCTTGGGAAAATGGCAAGACTTCTTTGTCTATTGCTCTGAATTGGTATAACTATCACTCAGACTACAAAGAAAGTAAGAAGTTCGCGCTACAGTATCTCAAGCACATTAAAGAGAATAAGAACGTCATCGGCAAGATTGAAAAAGTTGCTGATGATAAGTTTGAAAACTTGGGCTTTGTTTGTAGAATGGAGATGCGAGGTGCACCGTTATCTAATAAGCAAAAAGATTGGATGAAGAACTTTTTCATTAAGCTTGAAAACATTAAGCAAAAAGAAGAAAAGCCTAAAGAGAAAGAAATTGTTGTGAACACAGTTTCTGTACAGGACAGAGTACAAGAGAAGAGCAGAGAATACATTGCTGAGTTGGAAGCAAACTTAGACAAGTGTATTGCTGACAAGAACTTCAAACTGTTCAAGCCATACGAATTGCTGCTTCAACTTGGCGTCAAAGGCGCACATACATCTAACATTAAGAAATTCTTCGAAAAGAGACTTGCTGAATTTGAAAACGTGCAGAAAACTAATGATGCAACTCTAAAAGAAGGGTATTCAAACTTTACGAAAAAGCAGTTGAAAGAGTATGTCGAGCTATTAAACTTGGTACTCTCAGATTGCGATAAGATCAATCATAATGCGAAGTTGAAAAGAGCGCCACGGAAAAAGAAAGCAAAGTCTGTCGATAAGGTTCTTGAAAAAGTGCAATACAAGAAGGACGATACTGAACTGAAGTTGGTATCAATCAATCCAAGTGAAATTCTTGGATGCAAGCAACTTTGGGTGTACAACACCAAACTGCGTAAGCTTGGTGTCTATAATGCTAAAGATGCTGACGGGCTATCAGTCAAGGGCACAACACTTTTGAACTTTGTTGAAGATAGTTCTGTACAAAAAACACTTCGAAAGCCTGATGTGGTATTATCTGCTTTACTCAAAGCGAGTAAAACTTCTATCAAGAAGACTTTCGATGCGGTTAACTCCGTGGAGAGTCAGTTGACAGGTCGATTGAACGCTGATACAATCCTACTGAAGGCGTTCAAATAATTTAAGAGGAAAACATGGCAAAGAATATGTATGAGATTTTTGATGAGTTTTCTGCTGCAAGCACGAAACAAGATAAGCTGAACGTACTACAAAAGAATTGGTCGCCGACTCTGAAGTTGGTTCTGCAGTTGGCGTATCATCCTGAGATTAAGTGGAAAGTGCCAGGTAAGTATCCGGAAAACTATGTAAAGCCGGATACTGCACCTGGCATTTCTTTTTCCTCACTAAATCAGGAACTTAAGCGGTTGTATATCTTTCAACAAGGTAATCCGACTGCTGAACAACTAAGTGAGAAGCGTCGCAATGAATTGCTGCTCATTATGTTGGAATCTCTAGAACCGCGTGAAGCGGATGTCGTAATTGGTATTTTTAAGAAAGACTTGGGTGTGAGGGGTCTAACGCCTAAGTTTATCAAGGACAATATTCCTAATCTTTTTTAAAGGAGTCTCAGTAAAGTGGCTAAAATGGTTCGTAAGTTTCGTAAAAATGATTATTCAGACGAATACGATCAACGAAACGGAAATAAAGAGAAGAAGGGTCGATTGGATCATAAAGAGCTTCGTCGTATGAAGCGAGAGTATGATGAATATGAAAGTCGCGGATATGATGATCGAACTTTCAAGCACGTGAAATACTGAAACTCACTTTATATTATGATTATTCACGCGAGAACACCTAGGAGTAAAATGAAGACTCCGCCGAAGAAGGTGCGAGAAGAGTATGAAGCTTGGCTCAAGAAGCATAATGTCAGTACGACAAAGCCGAAGAAACAGGTAACAAAAGAGTGGTCATACACTTTTTCAACACCAGTTGGGCGTGAGAATGCGAAAATTCAGTCACTAAACACCGGGCTTTCTTATGCTCGCAAGCAGGAAAGCAAAACTTACACGGGCGGCAATATGCTCGGCGTTGCAACGATGCATAAATCGAATGCAGTTCCTGTTTTTTCGCGTGAGGAAGCTGAAAATATCTCAAAAATGAGGCGATAACACTATGATTCAAGAAGAAAACTATAAAAATCTCGAAAAAGTAATGCATGAATGGGCAAATCCGAAGAATTTTACGTCCGGAGGCGTTCTTTACAAGAAAAATACAGTTGAACATGTAAATTTTCAGTTTCTCCGAAGTATAAACTCATCAATGTCTGATAAAAACAACATTTTTGTTGTTACTGGCTGACATTCCTGTAAAATTTCGCTTGCTTCTTGTCTCGGAACAGTATACAATTCTACAAATCTCGTAGAAAGGTGTAAAATAATGTCTCTTCAAGAAAAATCCAACCTTGCTCGCCTCATGGCAACAGAGAACCTCTATATTGAAGAGCGTTCTGTACCTACTGCCATGTTCGATATGAAGAATCGTGTGCTTACTGTGCCGATTCTTGATGGAAATATCTCAAATAACATCTATGACCTGTTCATGGGACATGAAGTTGGCCATGCACTGGAAACGCCAGCCGAGGGATATCACAATTCTATCAAAGTTCTTGGTGTGAACCGCACCATTCTGAATGTGTGTGAAGATGTTCGTATTGAGAAGAAGATCAAGCGCAAGTTTCCTGGTATTCGTTATCCGTTCATCAAGGGCTATGAAGAACTCCTTAAGAGAAACTTCTTCGGCATCAAAGGCGTCGATCTTAATACACTGAATCTGATTGACCGTATCAATCTGCATACGAAGTGTGGTGCTACTCTTGCTATTTCCTTCAACGAAGAAGAAAACAAACTTCTATCTGAACTTGAATCTGTTGAAACCTTCAAAGAAGTTGTTGCCGTTGCAAAAAAGATTCAGAAGTACATGAAAGAGCAAAAGGAACAACCGAAAGAAGAAAAGCAACAACAAAAAGCAGAAAGTGACGGACAGTACGGTGATTCTGAACCGTCTGATGACAATGAAGAATCTGATTCTGATGAGTTGAATGACGGTGAGAATGAAGAAGAACCGGAGCCCCAAAAGCCGGTTAAAAAGCCAGAAGAAGAAATCGAGTCAATCACGGACAAAAACTTCCGTAAGAATGAATCGAAGCTCTTTGAACAGAAGCACAAAGAAACTGTTTACTGTAATATTCCCGAAGTCAATTCAGATAAATTCATTGTCGAGTACAGTAAGATAATGACGCTTATCAAACAACACAATACTGATGAATCTAAAATCGATGCTTTGAATGATTTCAAAAAGTTTCGTCGTGAGTCTGATCCTGTTGTTTCATATCTTATCAAAGAATTTGAACTGCGTAAGAACGCAGAACAACAGTTGAAGGTTCGTGTCTCGAAGACTGGAGATATCAACACGAATCGAATTCATGAATATCAATTCTCTGATGATATCTTTAAGCGTTTGATGAGTATGCCCAACGGCAAGTCTCATGGGCTTGTCATGCTGATTGATTGGTCCGGTTCAATGGCTAACTACATCAATCAGACGATTCGGCAATTGTTGAACATTGTGATGTTCTGCCGCAAAGCAAACATTCCACATGAAGTGTATGCTTTCTCTGATGGATTTGGTGATTCTAGAATCAAAACAGAAGAGAAGGTCGGTGATATCCACTTCAGCCAAGCTTCTAATGTTCGCCTGCTCAATCTTTTCTCTTCGAGAATGAAGAATGCAGAATTTACTACGCTTGCATCATATCTTCTGGAATTTCAACAAGTTAATGTTCATATACCCGGTGTTAGGAAAAATGATTTTTCTTTCCCGCGTAAGTTGAGCCTCAATGGTACTCCGCTCAATGAATCGTTGATTCTGTCATTTGATTTGGTTGAGAAGTTCAAGCAAAGAACTCGCGCAGATATCGTGAATATGATTGTTCTGTCTGACGGAGACGGTCACAATATCAACTTTATCAAGGGTGTATATGTTCCGCGCAATTCACATATTGACAAAATTGTGATTCGAGATCCGAAGACTAAGAACTATATTGATATGATGAAGATCATGCCACATATGACAAGTCAAAACGCAGCGCGGCAAAGAGACGCACTAGTGTATCTTCTGCGTCAAAGAACGAATTCAAATGTGTTGTGCTTTCATATTACTGCAGCAGGGAATGCACGAGAAAAGTTGCGTGAATTCCTGCCTGCAAAGACTGCAGCCGAAAGGAACAATCGATTCTTTACTGATCCAGAGCTAGAAAAGATGCATGAGAATTTCCGTAAGCAGAAGTATTATATTGCAAAAACAAAGTACGGCTTCTCTGAGTATTACCTGATTCGAAGCTCGAATCTAGAACTCGAAGAAGAAGACTTTGCGGATAAAGAAATCAAGAGCAAGTCGCTTGTGTCTGCTTTCTCTAAATATACGAGTAGCAAAGTACAATCAAGAGTTGTACTGAACAGTTTCATACGAATGATCGCGTAATGTGTAGTGCGTGAAGAATTGAATAGTGAGGTTATATGATCATAGTACAAAGAGATACATTATCTGAAGAGTTAATCAATGACATCATGGCTTGGAACACAGAAACACAAGCAGGTGATGTCTGGGCAACTAATCAAACAAAATGGGTTGAATCACTCAAGTACGCAACGACTGGTGTTATACTATCTCGCGTAATGCCAGAACATCTGAGTGCAAGAATTTATGAAGACCTGCAAGTGCGTGGTAAGATCGGATACTCACCATGGTCAAGATCCTGCCTCTTCTATATCGGATTGCCAAACTCCTGTGTGAATTGGCACCACGACTACAGAGACTATAATGCGTTATCGATCTATCTCAATAAGACATGGGATCCAAACTGGGGCGGCTGGTTTGCATATAACGAAGAATACAACTTCATTGAAGGTGCAGTGAATCCAAAGTCCGGTAAGTTTGTAGTACCTGAGTATAACGTTTCTGTACTCTCAACAGAGATGGAATGGCACTGCACAACGCCGATGAGCCCGATTGCAGAGAAGAGATATTCAATCCAACTTTTCTTCTCAAAGGAACATGTGAATGGTACCACATCTAATTAGTATCAAAGTAAAACAGAAAGACGGTACACTACAAACAATTTGGTACTGGGCACCTAGCGCATCCGGGAAGCCATTCTCACCGTTGTTCAAACGAAGGAAAGAAGCTGAAGAATGGATGAACAACTTTATTGAAGTTCACCAAGAGATGACAGATTTACTAGATCGTGCAAAGAACGGTAGATTCTATACAGTACGCGCAATGATCAATCCGAAGACAATAGAAGAGTTTGAATTTCCGCCGTTTAACCTAGAGTTCGACGCGGAAAGTGGTTCAGTTTCTTCGAAGATCCTCGCAAGAGATATAGAAGAAGCAAGAGAAAAGTTCTCAAATTATTTTGAGATACTTGAATGGTTAGAGTAATGTAAAACGAAACAAAAGGAGTGTTATGAAGATTAGTATAAAGAAATTATTAGCATCAATCGCTGTAGCAATGCCGTTACTTGCAAGTGGTGCAGAAATCACCGGTGCAGGAGCTACGTTCCCGTATCCAATCTATGCGAAATGGGCAGAAGACTACAAGAAGACAACTAACGTAGAGTTGAACTACCAGAGCATTGGAAGCTCAGGCGGTATTCGACAGATCAATGCTGGCACTGTAGCGTTTGGTGCTACAGATGCACCAGTCTCCGGGGAAGAACTCGAAAAGCGTGGGCAAGTGCAGTTCCCAGCAGTGATTGGTGGAACGGTTCCTATTGTCAACCTAGACGGCTTTGCACCAGGTGAACTGCGAATCACCGGTACAGTTCTAGCAGAAGTTTTTCTTGGTGATATCAAGATGTGGAATGATCCTAAACTTGCAGTCTTAAATCCAGGAAAAAACCTACCCAATCAATCGATCACGGTTGTACACCGCGCTGATGGAAGCGGTACTACATTCAACTGGACTGATTATCTCACATCAGTGAGTAAAGCATGGGCAGATCGCGTAGGTAAAGGTGCCGCAGTGAAATGGCCAAGCCCCCAGTCAATTGGCGGTAAGGGCAATGAAGGCGTAGCAGCAAACGTGCAACGCATCAAAGGTTCTATAGGCTATGTCGAGTATGCATATGTCAAGAAGAATAAACTTGTACATATGCAAGTTCAAAACAAGAGCGGTAGATATGTACAACCAGACGATACGACATTCGAAGCAGCAGCATCTGGTGCAGATTGGTTCAGCACACCAGGGATGGGAATCTCCATCGTGAACGCTTCTGGAGATAACGCATGGCCCATCAGCACAGCGAGTTTCATTGTGATGTACAAGGAGCCGAAAGATAAGAGCCAGAGTAGAGAAGTGATACGTTTCTTCGACTGGGCATTTAGAAACGGGCAGAAAGCAGCACTCGATCTGGACTATGTACCGTTACCGTTGCAGTTAACGAACCAGATTCGAAACAGAGTGTGGACTCAGATCAAAAACTAAATAGAGAACCGGTAACAATAACAAAGGAAAAGAAATGAACCAGGTATCACAGTTAGTAGAAAACACTAAGACAGTCACAGTATTTGAAGTTGAAGCAAACAAGTTCCTCGTTGAATACGTAGACACTGGTGTCGGAGAAGCAGGTTATTCTCTGCTAGCTGGACACTACTCTACAGTAGAAGCAGCTACAGCTAAAGCACAAGAGCTATTCGGTGCAGAAAGCATCACAGGCGAAATGCTTCTCGGTGATATGTAAGAGTTAATAGAATAGAAAAAAGAAAGACTCCCGCGGGAGTCTTTTTTGTTGGTCGGGAAATTTCGAAAACCTCGACGGTGCTCCGGAAAAAATTTAGAACGGTACTGAGTTTCGAAAAATGTGTTTTGGCCCCAGAAAATAAATTTTAGAAAAACGTGTTACCGGCCCAGAAAATAAATTTTAGAAAAACGTGTTACCGGCCCAGAAAATAAATTTTAGAAAAACGTGTTACCGGCCCAGAAAATAAATTTTAGAAA